GATGATATCGTTAGCTACATCAAGTGTCAGATTATTTGGAGTAGTGACAGTAAGGTTTCCATCATTAGCAAGATTGATCTGTGCAGAATCAGCACCCGCTCCATTTCTGAAGACTAGGTCATTACCATCCGCATCTAGGATGATATCTCCAACCACATCAAGTGTATAGGAGCCTGGAGCAGTAACCGTATATCCAGCACCATTCGCAAGAGTATGTGTTACTTGATCTGCGCCACCACCATTCTTAAAGATGATGTCGTTACCGTCTGCGTCCAGAGTAATATCTCCGGATACATCTAGATTAAGATTTCCAGCAACGTCTAGTTCTAAACCACCCTGTTGATATAATTGTCTTGTTAAAGTATCATCACCTTCCATACCCATCTGAGTCTTGACAAAGACGGTACCTTGTCTACGGAAGAAGATGTCACTGTCACCGGCATCAAGGATTACGTCTGCGCCAGCGTCCAGTATGATATCATTAGATGCGTTAAGGTCAATATGTCCACCTGTCGCATTTACTACTAACGCACCCAGTGTGTCTATATTGTGATTGCCAGTTGTTGTTATTGATCTAATACCACCAACAGAATCAGTAAAGTTCCCTTCAGTATTAACAATGTAGGTTCCGGAATAGTCACCCTCAAAATTAACACTGGTCAGTTCGATATCCGCAACCGCATCAACAAGAAAGTCTCGACCAGCATCGATATCAATGTCCGTACCACTACTTTGATTAGTACTAATCTTTAGTCGTGTCTGAGTCTCCCCCGCTTGTCCGTTGGGATATAAGATCTCACCAGCAGATGCGTCAAATGTGGCTTCGATTTCATTAATTACTGTGACAAGATCGCTGTCTTGATAGGTATTCAGTTGTAATGGGTCGCCTACGTTATTAGATAATATATTGAACTTGTCAACAAATATCTTAAACGATTCTTGCATTCTTACTATTGGTTTTCGTGACATTATAGTTTCTCTAGTAGTTGGGAAAGCATACTTTTCATGTCTGAGATATCACTCTCTAGACCCTCTACCTTTGCCTTCAATTCCTGTTCTTCTTTTCTCTGCAATCTTCGTATACGTTTCCGTTCACGCGATTCCTGAATCTTATTACTATTTATATTATTAATCGCCCCAGTTTCTGGGTCACGGACTAAATCCGCGTGACCCTCCACTGGAATAAAGTTAGTCTGCAAGTGCGATACACCTCAAGTCTTTAATCAACGGTACGCTAGCTGAGTTAGTACTACCGAACACCATCTTCAACTGGAACTGATCGAATGGATCTATTGTTCCGGTAAGTCCACCAATTAAGAATCCATACTCACGGAAAGTGTTTCTGTTAGTATCCGCAGGCATATCATTCTGTGTTGGTACTGGAGTCCAGTGCAACCCTTTGATGTTTGTATCTTTAGATGCAGTTCTGTAGTATAGAACGAAACCAGTCTCTGGCGGTCGGTTAACACTCATCATTACTCGTAGACCAACAGCAGTTTCTGCAAGTTTGATTGGGATACAAACGTGTTTCGCAGCCGCAGTACCTTTGCCAGGGAATACTTCATCGACAAATAAGATTCTGTCAGAGTATTTCTCATTCAAGTATGTGTTAACGACACGTTGATCAGATGCATCAATGATGTTACTAGTCAACTTCAGATCCGTAGATTCCAAATCCAATACAGGACTTACACGTGGATCTGTTGTTGTGAAAATAACATTTGATGTCAACGAGTGTTGTTCGTTAGCAATCAGAGTAGTCTCCGATCCTTCTTCGAACTGGTTGTAGACGGCAAATGGTCTGGTCAACGTTGTATTATTCTTGTTAGGTAATACTTGGAAGTTGTTGTCCACTTCGAATCTACCTGTATCAGAATCACACAGAGTAGAGTTAGTAGTCATCTTAAACGATATTGTAGCGTTAGTCGTCTCTGGTTGAGTCAGATCAAAGTCTGGTCTGATTGTTTCGTATGGTAAGTGTTGTAACATTCTTACCTTACCACCACCAGTTCGACCAGATGCAGTAGCGTCCGAATCAGATGCGAATGATATGGAGTTAGCGTCTACCGAAGTAACAATACGGTTGTAACCAGTACCATCCATGATAGATGAACCTAAGATACCGTTGTATCGAGTATTCGCATCCAAACCAAAGATTCGAGTCTTATCACCTCTACGCATACCGTGTGAATCCCTAGGCCCTAACTTCATGGTGACGATATTACTACCTTCAGTGGTCATGATAGGATTAGAGACCAAGGTCTGTGGTCTTAGGTTACGGTTGTGTAGGAATGCAGTACCAGAAGACTGGAAGTCAGCACGATACAACACATATGCAAGATCCTGTTTACCACGTGGTTCCCAAACGTCTGTGTTCTGAGACACGAATAACGAACCAAGAGTAGGTTGCTTCATGATACGTCTTTCGGTAGAACCTAACTGGAACTGTTCAACTTCAGAGATGTACATCTTGTACTTCATAGAAAGTGAACGAACGATGATCGCATAGTTTGAACCACCACCCTGTAGGAATACGGGTTCGTCAAAGATAAAGTCTGTACCGTTGGCAACCATACTACCGATAGATTCGGTCGGTACAGTACGAACTTGAGATGGGACAGCTTCTTTAAACGAGCCAGGCACTCTTCGTGTACGATCTGGATAACCATTAGGTGCTTGAGTGATCGCGACACTAACAGTGTGTTGTTCATCATTAGCGCCAGGTTTCTCAGCAAAGTACAAACGTAATCGAGTTATGTAGACACCATTTGGATCAAGAACTTCGAACGACTGTGCAGTCGGATCTTCGTCCTTATTATGTTTCATGGCATTCTTTTGATACTGTACTTGTCCGGCAGCATTTGCAACAACTGGATCGTCCGGATCATACACCTTACCATCAATGGTAAATGTAGTACTTGGGTTAGTAGTACCAGTACCAGAACCAGCGTTGGCAGATCCTGCCGGTGCTTGTGAGTATTCTGTACCGGAGTTAGACGTAACCAATACTGTGGTATCACCCACAATTTCAGTGTTTGTTTCTACGTTACCATAGACCTGAGTCCGAGTAGTTTCGGTTGTTCCGTTAGTTTCGGTCTCAGTAGTAACAACTGTATCTGTGGAGACAGTCGATTCACTATGAACACCAGTAGTAGTAGTTGTGGTTTGACCACCAACAATCTCTAACACTCGTGTGTTAGTAATAGTATAGTCACCAGTCAAGTTCTCGATAACACCAGCAGATGTGTAGAACTGAGCACAATATGAAAGTGCGTGACCCACGTCTGGTTTACTGATATCGAATAACGAGAATACCGCAGAACCACTCTTGAATCGCATTGGTGGATTGACCAAGTTTGGAATCTCAAATTCACCTTCAATGATACCATTGGAGTTAGAGATCAAATCACCAGAACCTTCGGAGTGACCTAAGCCAGGCGGAATGTCTATCTGAGTAACCATGTTGGTTCCGTCATCCGCAATAGTGTAATCGGGATCTGGATAAGTCGATGACTTGTAGAAAGTCTTCGGTTTACAGAAATCTTTCACATCTGTGTTATTGAAGAATGGGAAGTAACGTGTGTTCGGACGTAAGTTAGTCGCTTTGAACGATACCTTACGTGATCGCATAAACGGTACGTGAATGATTTGTAATTCACGATTATCGACAACTTCAGTAAGAACACTTTCACTAGCGATACGGTTCACAGTAGATGAAGTATCGGTGGTGGTAGTAAATTCTTGAGTAGTCTCAGTCTCAGTTTCGGTAGTTACCGTATTAGTTCTTTCGTAACTAGTATTGGTAACTGTCTCAACTGTACTGACATCACGGTGTGAAGTTGTTATGGTATCGGTGTTGGTCTGATACACATTGACAGTAGTTGTAGTACCTACGCCACCAAGACCAAATGTTACAGTGTGTACACCATTGAGACTGCTTGTAGATGCACCTTGACCAGTACCATTGTTGATGTAGAAGTATAGGTGACATGAACCAGTCTTCTTACCGACAAGTTTTACCTTCATGCCACTGCTGATGGAAGTAGTGGTGTTAGTGATTAGTGTCCAAGCACCACCACCGGAATTCTGTTTGTATAGGTCTGCGATATCTCTGTGAGCACCACATCGGAAGACTCTACCCCAAGCACGGGTAGCAGTAATTACGATTTCGTCCTTGACCTTTGCCTCAATCGCAGATGCTCCATTCGACCAAGTAGACCCGCTCGGAGGTTCATTCTTATTAATCGTCTGACCAGTATATGCAGCTTCAGATGTTGTAGTAGCGACTACAAAGTCACCAGCAACTTGGTTATGATCGCGTGAAAGAACTTCGACACCACTACCGATAACTTCACTAGTAGAAGTCGAACCAGTCTCAACCCAATCACCATGATCTACAGTGACATCTTCACCTGTTTGACGGGTAGACTCACCTGTCACCGCTACGGACTGTGAACTTGATACTAACGGAGAGGTTTGCATTCCAACACGCAAGTCGTTTACGTTAGTACCACCCCATGCATATTCTTGTTCGTTCCAAAGAAGTGCTTGAGATGCGTCAAACTCTGTACCACCATCGACAACCATCGGTGCGTCTTGTTTGAACGACTTCCAAGTATCTTTAGATGGAGACAGTACTAAGTCACCATAAGTCTTTTCAACATGGAATGGGTTGACATTAATTGTCTGAGATGCCATGTTCTGTGCGAAGTATTGTACTTCAGTGTGATCCAGATAAAGGTTATCACCCTTCTGAACCATACGATTGGTACTACTATGATTGGAGTCGAATAACATCTCGACAGTATCACAAGTATAGCCAGGACGGATGACACCCTTTGTGGGATCATGTGACGCACGGTGTTCTATAGACTTAGTGTCCATGAACTTCTGGTTCTTGAAGTTATCAACAAAGAAACCAGTGTGGATACGTTCGTTACCATCGGAGTCAAACAATCTTTCGTTAGTCGCATTAAGTTCCAACAAAGAAAGAGTGGTTGCTTGTTCTAGACGGTCTACACGTTTGTCCAGTTTACCGATATCTTCCATCGTGTAACCACGTCTTGGAATGATAGTGGTTTTGAGATCCTTAGTGTGTAATGTGTTTGCACCAAGTTCGATCTTATAGAGATCAATACAATCTACCGGAGTAGATGGGAACTTAGGCATCATTGAAGATACACCCTGAATGTAACGCAACTCACCACTCTTAGACAATACTAATTTGTCCAGACGTGGCATGTAGTATTCTGCATCAGCGTTAACAAGATTATTACTTGAGGGCAGACCAAAGATTAGTGGACTAGAACCGAAGACACCGTTGGAGTCAACCGAAGGACGGAAATCTAAAACGTCTCGTAGACTGACCAATCGACCTTTTTCAGTTCTATGTACCGGAATGTTTGAGTAATCAACGGTACCGTCATATGAGTTTACACCAAAGAACTCACCATCACCAGTTTGGTGTTGGAAGTGTTTGAATGAAACGTGGATATTCTGTCCCGCAGAATCAAGGCCAGAACCACCGTAGAGTAGTTTACCTAAGTCATAGTGAGTGTCACGTTGACCGTAATCTATACGGAATAGGTTTAATAGGTTTTTACCGTTAGCACTATCTTCTCGTACACCATCGATACTATAGATGTCAGTCTTTCTCAAGTTAATGAACTGAGTACCTGAACTATCTGAAGATAAGTTAAATGTATCTGCGACAGGCGTCAGAGTTTTAACTCGTTGTTGAGCGTTAGAGATCTTCTCAAAGTACTGGATAGTGTAGACAGTGTTATTGGCTAGTTCACTAACAGTAGTAGAAGATGCACCAAAGTTGATTATAGCACCATCAACTCGTGCTTCGGTCGCAGATGAAACTATCCAGTTACCTACGTTGTCTAATGCATTACCACTAGAAGCAGTGACAGAAAAGTTACCACTACCATCGGATGTAATAACCTTACGCTTAGCAACAGTAAGAGAGATGTCACTGAAGATTTTAGGACGTGAGATAGGTGTGTCAAACAACAATGGACGTTTGTCGGATTGTTGTAATGCAGCACGCTCAGATCGGTTTGTACCTAAACCAGCAGTAAGAATTACGTTATAGTATAACCCACCATTAACACCGATCGAACGTATGTCACGGATACTCTTGGCTGCGTTAGAAATTCTTGTATTGAATACAAATAGATGTATACGATCATCACCTATTGGACTAGATGCACGTACACGTGTAGTACCAATTACGTTACCACCGGCATTCACTGCATCAAACAGTTGCAGTTCTTGAACATTCTCAAAGTCAGCCATACCTTGACTAGACGCTGCGTTTATGATAAAGTAGTTACCATAGTTGACAGTGATTGAATCGTTGTTTCTAGATAAAGTCTTTATTGGTTTCTCAACAATGATTGTGGACTCAGCGTCCTTGTTGATACGGTAACCCTGAACATATGCAGTTCCGGGCGTGACCTTCAACTTCATTGTAGTGAGATCGTTTGGTTCGAACGAAGAACGGAAGTAACGTTTAACATAGTCACCCGCAGTTTCGCGAGTACGTGTTGCCATCTCTTCTTTGATAGACTTGAAACCAGAACTAGCGGTTACTGCACTAACAATGTCACCACCTAAAACTTCGATTACCTGAATGAAGTTCTTAGCGACTGTGGTAGTACGACCATCAGCAAGTGTTAAAGTGATACGATAACGGTCAGCGCCAGGCGATGTTAAGTTTGGAGTCTCACCTTGGTTGTCGTATAGAGTCGTGTCATCATCGACAGTAACAATCTCTTGATCGATAAGGAATCCGAATCGACTAGATTGGTTAGTAGAGTACTTACCGAATATCAGACTTTGTGGTGGACAATATACAACACGTCCCTGAACAAAGAAGTGTCCTTCATCAACCGATATCTCTGACGCTAAACCGACAGCTGGGTTGTTAGAAGTATTGATCGACTGTACTTCGAATGTGAATCCACCTGTAGTACTCGTAATGGTACTACCTGAACCAACTCTAGTAGATGTTGCACCCGTGTTTGTATCTGACGTGTATTCTACATAGAGAGTATCGGGATCACCGTCTACCGCTGCAATGTACTGAATGACACGGAATTTAATTGTAGGGTTTAAATTGTTTACCGAAAACTCAACACCTTCCAAGACTGACGGATCAGAAGGAAATGGTGTTAATGGGTTTATCTTGATGAATTCAAGACCATTGTCTACCTTGAAAGATCCCGGCGTGATTGCAGAACCTTCTTCGAAAAGATTGCCTCCAATCTGAGAGATTTCAGACTGAATAATAGTCTGCATCTGTGTAAGTTCACGAGCCTGAAGCGCCTTACCACTATTGAACAACACACGATGATAGTTCTTAGTCTTATCGTAGTCGTCCTTATAAGTGGATGGAAAGCTTGATTTTGTGTAAATAGTCGGCATCTTTAAGTACTACCCTTAGAGTTGTATGATGATTTTAAGGTCTTCAATTTGTTCCGCAGATCGATCTACAGCGGCCCTATTATCTATGTAAAGAAGTTCGCCTGTCATCGGATCAAAACTTCCTTTTAATATCTTATTTATTGTACCAGTATTACCACTTGGATCTGTCACAGTAGTTCCGGAATCAAATGCAGTAAATCCTGTACCTTCATTCTGGTGAATGAACAGTCTAGCAGTAAGTGCTGAACCGTTAAGTGAATCTACTGTATCTATATATGCCTTCGCACCAGCTGCGTCCGTGATGTAGGTATCTTCAACAAACGTACCACTAGTGGAAGTCAGTTCTAACTTATCGACACCCAATCCAGTAGATTCCGTGAAGAATGCACCAGCACTGTCATAGTTAGCAATCAAAGGATTACGTAACAGACATACTTGACGGAAGGTGTTGGTACCTAAGATAAAGTCACCGTTCTCCGAACCATCAATCTTAGAGTTAAACATTACCGCAGATGAACGTAGATCGTCACGTGGATCCGCACCTAAACCATTAGGTGAACCAAGTATCGCAACACCAGCTGCATCGTCACCCACACCAGCAATCACAACATTGGCGCGAGTATAACCCGAACCACGGTATGAACCTGTTGCCCAACCCAATGGGTTATTACCAGAAAGGTTACCGGCAGAATCTTCTTTTATTTTTAAGTTTACAAGTGAGTTACCAGAGATCACTGGAGTCACTATCGCACCTGTACCATCACCAACAATAGTTGCTGTAGGAGTAGATGTATATGATGTACCACCGGCGGTTACTCGTAGACCGATAATCTGACCTTTAATTGCAGCAAGTTCTACCGCACGTTGTTCTACTTGTTCCGCAGTCGCATCAACAGATGCAGCCGTGTCTGAGTCAACAAACTGTACAGGCATATAGGCAGAAGAAAGGAACTTAGATGCATTCAATGCACCGATAGAGTACAGGAACTTCCAGACGTAATCGTCAGAAGTACGGAAAGGTGTACCAGTAGTATTACCTGTCGGTTGAATAGTAGAGTTCTGAACAACACCAGCCGCATCTTTACCTTGTTGTAAACAGATGTATACTTCTTGGTTACTGTTCATAACATAGAAAGGTTGTAGAGGATATCCTACATGGTTATCATCAAACGCAGAATACTGTGTACCAGAAGACCAGTTGTATCGAGGAATCGCGAATGTCTTATCCGTAATGTTCTTGATAGACTGCATGTTCAGTCGTGCGTCACGTTCGTCTCTTACACGATTCTGTGGGATAATAGCGGTATCACTATCGTTCCAACCTTCCGACCTAGCGATACCAGCGTAGTATCGAACAGAACCGGCGTCAAAGTCCGCAAACAATTCCTCTAGAAAGAGTTTTTTAATTTTATCAGTTACTATGGCAGCCATCTATATGTCCTATGAAATCGTTGCGGTTGAGCTTACTACATACCACTCTGTGGTGGACAAACTATAAACCAGATGTGCAGTCTGTCCTGAAGCTATTGTTAATGTGTCTCTGGATGCGGCGTTGTTACTGATAGTAACTGTCGCTGTACCAGAATTGATATTTATTAGATATTTAACTTCACCATCTACCGTACCGTCACCCATAGTTGCAGTGACCGCAGTACCCATGTTGAAGAATGTTATCGGTGCAGTCAATGCAACCGTTGCGGGGGTGGCAGTTATATTCTGAGTACCAAGTGCAAGTTTAGTTTCAATTGCAACCGCACCAGTACCCTTAGAATGAAGTTCTAAATTGATGTCTGCGTTACTACCTACCGATCGGATCTCCGGATGAAGAAGGTGCGAAGCATTACCAATACTGATATTGTTTATCGCATTATTATCGGGAGAAAATGTAATCAGTTCGTTACCAGCACTATCCTGAAGATTAGTTCCGATACGGAACGTTTCAATCAATGGATCGACCAGAGTCTTGTTAGTCAAAGTCTGAGGATGGTTATTGAACGTGAACTCATCGTGATTAGTCAATACAGGTAGAGTTACGTTTCGGTTAGCTGCAACATCAGATGCAACTAAATTGAAAGAATGGTTGCCACCAGCATCAGTTAGTGTTAAACTAGAGATAGTCGGACTAGTAAGTGTTTTGTTCGTTAGTGTCTGAGTCGCAGTACTAAGTACAAAGTCACCGTTCGCATCCGGAAGACTCAAGACACGGTCAGCAGTTGGGTTCACTACGGTCAGTTTAGTTTCAAACTGATCTAAACTTGTTCCTTCAAAGATGATACCATCATCCACGAAAGATACACCACCGGAGAGGGTGTCACTATCACCACCTAGAAACTTATATAGTTCTACGAAGTTGGCGTTGATCTTTAAACCGGCAGTACGTAGTGTATCACCCGTACCATCGTTAGCAACTGTTCCTCTGTTTAATACTTGTCTTGTCATTAGTCTCTTCTACCTAAAGATTGATACTTCTATTTATACGTTTTATAGCAGTTCGTCCAGAGTTATTTCTCCGTCCGAATCACCTGTTTGTCCTACAGCTGGATTGTTACCATCAGTCCTTAACACATTGCGCCAAGTGAATTGTTCTTGGTCAATAGTCTCCAGACTAGACAGACCCATAGCGGATCCACTGTCATCGGTATCTTCATCGAATGTTGGTGAGTTGGGTTCTAAGTACTCTAGTATGTTACTCTGTAACCCATGTACCTCACCGATAGTGATGTCACCAACGTCTTTAATATCGTTACCGCCAGGGTTCGGATAAGATGATGAACTTCCCATGTTTGTTCTGAATATCATCTCGTCTCCATCTGGATTGATTGCCACATCGAATAGTGCGGTGTGTTGTGCGTAACCTTCTGGATGTCTCATAGTAGCAATACCCTCGATTTCTTTCGGTGGTAGATCCAGTGTGCCAGGAAATGGTTGATTCTCGATATCCAAATCGACCGATCCTACCAACTGTACTTGAGAACCCAAATACATACCAGCTGGGTGTACAAACAACTTATACACCTCTCTCCACTTGGAGATTGCCAGTTCACTTCTAATCTGTATCGCATAGTTCTGATACAGTTTATCGTCTGTTATATACCTCTGTGAGGATGCACCGATCTCCGAAGCGTTTAACGTAAACACATTCTTCTTAGTGTAAACGATATCGGGATCAATGTTAAAGAACGTCCGAAAGAACTGTTGAATAGAGTACTTAGTACCCTTAGAACGATACAGTGTATTAGAGTACTTTGCAGCCTCTCTCTTATCCGCAAATCCTTCGAAGTACGACTGACCCAACAACAACTCATCTTCAACAAAGGATAACAAATCTATATCCGTCTGTGTGATATCCTTGATTAAGAATAACTCATTGAGTAACGTAGTCGGAGAAACATCTTCCTCTTCAAAGTTATAGTACTTTGTCAACAAAGTTACTAACTTAGGAAAACTAGAGATTATATGATCGGGAAGTACTTCCTCAATCTTATAATGTCGTAGATTTATTTCCCTACGGTTTAAGTCATCGAATGTCTTGTCTAAGTGTCCGGCCATTAGTTAGTCGCTGTCGTTATGATGCCAGTTGTCTGTGATCGAGATTCGTCATAATTGAGGACATCGTTTCTTTGTGGAGTAATCGCAGACTGGTTAGCAGGGAGTACAGATATTTTAACTGTGGTCTGTCCACCCGTGATACTATCGATCTGAAGTCCTACAAAAGAAACAACACCATTTACGTCAAACGATCCTACGTTGTCAACCAATACTCTGTTGTCGTTAAGATCAATGACCTGTAACACATTAGAGTTCAACTTGTTTCGAATCGAACAGTTGATGTTTTGGAGTACAAAGTTAGTTGATGTTACGATATACTCTTCATCGTCAAACTCTTCGATCATTACCGGAAACTTCAAAGTGTGATTCTGTATTCTACCAAGTATCGGAGTAACACTCTGTTGCATCTTGACGGTCGCACGTGAAGACAGGATAGCTGGAGATATATCATCAATCAAACTCAGTAGATTAGATCGTCTAAACGACTGATCAAACTTACCAGTATTTTGAGTAAAGTATTGACGGGTTACGTCTTCTACTTGTGACTTAATAGTGTTCATTGTCAACGAAGTTAATCGTTCGTTAAACTGGAACTTAGTATCGAGTTCAACACTAGTTCTAACTGGATCGGAAAACTTCAAGTCAAATGATGCAATAGACAACTGAGACGCTAAGTCTAAGATGGACTGTTTGGTTGCATCGACAGTAACTTGAGGAATAGTAGAGTTAAAGAGGACAGACATAAAGACTGCACCATACTCTTTAACAATGTTATCTTCTCCACCCCAAGACTTGATATCACTGATCAAAGAAGAGAAGTTACGTAATACAAGAGCGGAGTAATCCGAATGCGTTACCATTCTGTTCTGAGATGCATATTGGAAAGGTGCGTTCTTACGAATCGATTCTAGAGATTCTTTCTCTGCACCACCAGATGAAACTGATTCTGTGGTTATCGTTGGTACCAATTCGGTATTCGCATTGATCTGAACAGCATTAACTGGTTCGAATGTCTCTGCGAAGTTTGAATCGGGGCCGTTGGTGGACAGATATTCAACAACAATCTTGTTGCCTGGCGCTGGGGTTCTACCCAAAGTAGTACCGTTACCGAACGTCAATTCAAAGAAACCATTAGGCATCTCCTTCATGATGTATATGGTCGAATCGGTATCAATGACGCTTGTATTCAAAATGTTTTTATATGCGGTAAAGTCCAATGATGTTGAACTAGGGTGTACCTTAACTACCGCAGTACTGAGATCTAGGTTCTTATCCGGAATGATGTATGTGATGTTTTCAGAGTTATCACCAGAGATAAACGTCTTAGTCTTTGAACGACCTTCCTTAATAGGAATGATGTTGGAACCGTTCTGTTGTTTGAACTCATAGAAACCAAAACCATCGTCTGAAGCAGAGATTGTTTCGGTTGTCTGGAAAGTGAATTCAAGACTATCAACCGTAGATACAAACTGGTAACCAGCTGAGATAGATAATCGTGGACTACGGTCAACAATACCAGATAGGTTCAATGACATCTTGACAAACGCCTGTGATGCGTTCTTACTATCCGGAACATAACCGATACCTTCGGACAAGGAGACCAACGAACTACGTAGTTGGGCCGTTCCAAGGAATGATTCGTTCAAGGCGAAGTTGGCAGTCAATGCATTCATGTGTGTATTGTATGCCAATACATCCAGTATGTTAGACAGACCGGACGCTTCGAAGTTGTAGTCCTTGAACTCTTGTTGTTGTTCTAGGTAAATCTTCAGGTTGTTCTTGATTGCCTGAAAATCTAGTGCTGTTGATTTAATCGTTGTCGCCATTTATCTTAACCTACTTAATACGGTAGTAAATTCTACGAGTTCTCCAGTGTTGATTATCTTAAAGATAACCGTAACTTCCACTGCATTGTCATCCGGTTGCATGTTAACAATTACTCTCAAAGAGGATATGTCAACACGGGGTTCATACACTTCAATCACGTTTCTGATTTCACGAATGATGTTCTTCTCTGTAACGGGATCTGCCAGTTCAAACAAGAAGTTGTATAGGTTACCGCCACAATAGGGATTGAATGGTTTCTCTCCCTGATTAGTCAGTAACAAATTCTTAACTGCGAACTTGACAGATTCGACATTACGTTTTCGGAATACGTCTTTGGTTGTCGGAGACACGGCCAATGACAGATCCAGATCTGAATATTCTCTGTTCTTGGTTGCCTGTACGGTAGATGACGCTTCTAAGTTTCTGTCTTCTATCGATAGTGATCTTGTGATTGCCATATTAGTCTCTTAAATAACCTTGTATCTATTTATACGATTTAATCTAGCTTAACTTCGATTAATTCCCCACCAGACAACTGTTTTCCGTTATAATTGGTAGAGATACTAAATCCGAAGTTTAGGTCAAATGATTCCGTTACTTCGGGCATCTCAACAACAATCTGAGATGTCAACGAACCGTCTGGATTGTAGATGTCATAGTCAAGTGTAATCTTCTCATAAAAACAATAGTCTTTCCAATACTCCGCAATATCAAATGTCGCAGAGTGATCTATGTTACCTTCTCTATCGATTACCTGATATGCCACAACACGACCATCTTCCTTCTTCAGATTGTCACCCCCTACAGTCTCCAGAGGGCCACCTTTGTAAATACCTTCACTCACAATAAGACGTACATTGTTGAACAAGTCTGTGTTACCATTGATCGTTCGATACATCTCTGCATGGAGATAAAGGTTACGTGCAATTTGTTTACGTTCAGATGCGGGGCCTACATGGGAGAACGGTGTCTTATCCCCATACGCACCAAGGTACTTTGCGATGGTTACGCCTGGCGCAAGTTTAGTTCTAGATGAGATCTGATCCCCATCAAGAAAGTTTGGGTTGTATAACGGATCTGGTAATATGATCATCCTTTAAACCTCTTTCCTCTATTCTCAATTGAATTACCTATAGGCACCATACCAAATCTTGAAGACGGTTTAGCATTAACTGCACGTCCTATCTTCGGTGGACTAGTGTTATCATAGTCAGAATTAAGTCTACCTTCACCTACCATCTTGTTTCCAATCAAAGAACGGTTAGCGGTGTCACGAATCTTAGACCTAAGTTCTTGGGTTGTCGGGATCTTCTCGAACAGTCCTTCGTAATCGTCACGTAGAAGAATCTTATTCTTGAGAGAGTCAGCCGCATCAACCGATATGGCACGTACTGCAAAGTCACCCATTGTCATCATTGCACCAATCGCATCTGCAAGTGGTACTGGTTTCTTCGGTGTTGGAGTCTCTTGTGCTTCGACTGCCTTCTTAACGGTAGGATCACTCGCAGCACCAGCCGCACCTAACGCACCAGCAGTTGCCGCTTTCTGTGCTTGGAATGCAGTCTTCGCCTTGTCCGCTACGTTTGCGTTGTATGACTTGATTGCCTCTGATGCCTGTCCGTGGAACGATCCATAGAACGCAGCACCGGATGCAAAAGGAACCGCACCCATTGGCCCCATGTAAACGGGGGAAGTCATCTCTACCTGTTCACCACCGATCACACCCTTCATACCCATGACAGATAGTTCCGATCCAGTGATCGACATGACAGGTGAGGTTAAAATACATTCTGTACCCGCAGTCATAGTAAGACGATTGTCCGTCATTATCTGGATCTCTCCCTGAACATGGTTCTTGTAGTAACCCTTAGTCCAGTTAGAGTTTTGACCCAGAGTAATCTCAGCCCTATTCTCTACGGTCTTGTATGACGCAGATCCTTTAGTCGTATATTCGGTGTTCTTCGATACTTCGGTACGTTTGTTCAACAATACACTTTGACGAGAGTTACCGTGTATGTTTAGATTGTGATTACCACCCACGTCCATATTCCAGTCACCTGTAACCGTCTGGTTCAGATTACCCTTATAGACCATCTCAGCATCACCCTCTACGATGACCGTATTGTCTCCTCCGGTCACCTCGACTTTATTGTTCGGAGATGATATAATGATAGAACCATCAGCACGCATTTCGATACCACCACCCTTACGGTGTTTGATAAGAATACGTTCACCGCCTGGCGTATCATCATGTTCAATGACATGACCTGATGCGGTCTCCATGACCTGATTGAACGGGTACTGTGATGGTTGTTGATCTTCTATATTAAGTGATACGTTAAAGTCACCACCCCCAACATAGAGTTCATTTACCTGAAACCCACGTGCAGCTTGGTTTATACTAGACGTATAATGATAGTCCGTTCTAGGAAACTCACCAGTAGGATCTTGAAACCCTTCCTGTGGTACACCAAGAGTTCTGTCCTTGGCTGTATTCTTCCCTAACGAATTTTTATTTGATTCTGTTGTCATTGTGGTTTCTTCGTTATCAATTCAGATGGAGTAAAAGACGTATCTTTCGATAGATCTTCGTATACGGACTTCTTGCGGAATACCGTTTCTACATATTGTGATACATCAAAGTATGGGTCAGTCACTAAGGGTTGTATTTCGTTGTGACCAAACACTTGTCCACCATGATATCTTCTATAGAATGCTTCACATACTGATTCAAAGGTTGTCATCTGTTCACGAGTGAATGACTGTGAGGAACGATACTGATCCGGATTATCACATCCTGTCGCACAGTTTAGACCACCTACCAGACATATCTCGATCACAGTATCCGTGTGACCATTAACCACATTACTGGTCGATCTATCCATCGGTCGGGCTCTCTGTAAACGTCCGTCTCTACGTATCACCAAGTGATATTGAATACCATCGTCACCCGCACTAGTATGGTCAACGTGTAACTCTTCTGCACCAATGTTTTGGTTAGTGTATGTGTCTGACGCATGTACAACCATTCCGGTTATAGGACGTTTTATAAGTCTAAATTCTGTCCCCAGTTCTTCCTTAGAATCAATATAAGTGTATGCCTCAAACGCACTACTCTGTCCATCAAACTTAGCGAGTGTCTCAGTGAGATCAAAGTCTTTAACTACAAATGAATCTGAGGTAGTAATAAGTGAACCGGAGATCGTGGTATCCAGTGCAGAGAAATCTGCCTCAGCAGCGAAGACACGTTGTTGTGTTGCCTCGATCTCTGCATCCTCGATACCTGCGGCCTTCGCCTTTACCTTAACCTCATTCACAAACTCATCGTTAGTCTTACCTTCGGGAATCGATCCGATAACAGCCTTCATTTTAGGACTGAGTGTTTTATCTTCTCTGATTGTCGATTGTGTCGCCTTTGCGATACCTTCTAAAGTACCGTCCAATGCAGAAGAAACGATCTCAGTGACCTTACCTAATCCAAGGTTTGCGTTACTGGTAACACCTCGTACTAGACTAGTCGCAGCGTTGGTGATGTCCTCTGTGATATCTTGTAACATACCAAGACCAGTCTTTACCGGAGACTTATCGAAGAACTCTTGCAATGCACCCTGACTCTTTTCTAATCCTTTCAACGGTGCGTTGACTCCACTAGTAATCGCAGCACCTAGATCAGAAGCAGTTGCAGAGATAGAGTTTAAATTTCCTTGTAGATCGGTACTCATAGTACCAATATCGTTCTTAACATTACTCAATAAGTCTGCGGCAGGGTTCAATGATTGAATAGATGATACCTCTGAGGTAATATCCGCAACCATACCTTCTGCTTTCTTTATGGTATCGGTAATCGCACCTAGTCCACCAGTTGCGCCACCACCTGTTCCAGATGCAGCCTTTACTTCACTCGCAACCCCTTGGATCTTTGACTTCAATGCACTAGACTTACCCTCAACATCTGTTGCGGTTGCACTGATTGCGTCTAGAGATGATGCACCTAGTGTCTCCACTTCTAGTTTAGCAACAGGTGCGCCTAGTCCAGTTAACTGAACAACCACGTCAGATACAGATTGTTCTTCTTGATCACCCGCGACAATAGTGGTTTCCGCACCCGAATCCAATCCCACCGATACTGTGAGAGAAGGGGCAGACAGAGTCATCAGAGAAGATGCGGGATCTGCGACACCGGATAGTCCGGTTACCTGATCACCGAAAGAACACATCGCATCACCCATGGCGGTCTGCCCTGCGTTATCGATCTTAGACTCCATACTAGTAATACCACCGAACACCGCACCCGTTTCACTACCCAATAGTGTCGCATTCTTTGCGAACGTATTTTCGGTTAACGCTTTTGCGGAGGCATCGAGACTAGCACCAATACTTGAACCAGCTTGGTTGTCTGTTAATCTAGAATTAAGTTGACTTTTATTTAAAGGCATTATTCACCTATTAGTTCCTGAAGACCAATGCAGAGTCTCTCTACACTTTCGAAGTCACTCTCTTTCTTTACACCAAGATAATACTTTGCAAAGACTCGTTGACAATTGTTCTTTAGACCTTTTTCGTTAGTATCTGTTTTACGTAAACGAATGTTTGCGGCCGCTTGACTACTATTTAGTTCAAATTTAGTGAAGACCAATTGAGTCGCATATTTCGACCAATCGTTACTAAAGTTCTTGAGTATAAGTTTACGTTCGTTTTCCCATCCCGCAATACCTAGAGGGTTATCTTCACCCGCAACCTCTACGCCAGTCTCATTAAGTCTTGACTTGAAAATAAGTCCTGCCATAATACCGACTGATTGTTTCAATGAGTAACCAGCACTGAGGAAGTATTTGACTCCCTCTAGTTGACGAGCCTGCATTGTATTACCATAGACTCGACCGACATTATCGTTCTCGACCTTCACTGTATCGATAACACTTATTTGTTGTTCAAAGAATACCACGTCTTGCGAGATTCTCTCTTGTACAGTCTTGAACTGAACATTACGTTGAACACGTGTAGGATACTCTATCTTAGGTATAGATCCCAACACCAATGGTATCTGTGAAGCGACACCATCCATGAAGAATCCGAATACCGTTGCACCTGAAGTCAGTCTAGGTGTTTTACCTAAACCAGACACACCCGCCTCTGTGGTAGGTAGTACTACTTGGGCCCAAGGTAGATCGTTCTGTGGTATCTCTCTTGTAGATGGATTGTGTACACCGTGGACACGAATCTTGACACGACCTTCCAAACCATATGGGGGTGTGTGGTCAACAACATCTGCAATAAACCAACGAGTATTGTCACCGTAGTATTCTGTTTGGATTGCTTTCATTATCCCCTCACCAACTTGCACACTGTCATAACAACATCATGACGTGTGTTCTTGAATGTATGTCTTGTGTTATAGATTAGGAACTCACCTGTTCGCAATAAGTCGAAAGGTTCTGTTGATTGTGGATCACCATCATCGGAGATTGTTTGGATCTTAACTATATCACCAACACTGGCTTTGGCAACAATGAATCCTGCGCCTGGAACAGTTAATTCAAATTGATTCTTGTATAACATATTTCTTATAGCAACGTTTCCGACCTTAGTCTTGAAACTGCCTGGCTTCATTTCATCATGATAACTCTTGAACGTACCATATGTACCTGTAGATGTAATCTGATGATATATTCTAGAATCTAATTGATCAACGTATTCATCATTTAGCTTAAATTCTTCTGGATATACGTTTTGTTTCCCAGCCTCTATTATACCAGAATCTGAGATTTTGTCAAGCAATTTCTTTACACTAAAGTGTTCCGAACCAATTTGTCCTGTCGCAAGGTTAGTATTTCTGTAGGATGCACCGACACCACCCGCCATCATCTGTTTAAATGTGTTCTGTAACTTGGCGGTTCTCATGGTCTGCACTTGGAAGGTACGGTGTAACGGAGACTTATCTTCGGTCTTCTTTACGTTCGATGGTGAGTACAGATACGGCAACTCACTGTTCCAAGGGTCTTGTTCCAACATCTTGTCAAGACTACCCAACCGGATATTAGTGTCGTGTATAGATGCATACAAGAATAACGGACAACCATTGGTGGTAGT